ACTCAATCCCGAAAGGCTTAACAGTTTCACCTGACCTGCGTGTTACTTCCCATGCTAACCAATAGACATCGCTCTGCTTTTCTTCATCGCGGAACGCCTTATGGAAGCCCTTTTTAGCGTACTGCTCAAATGCGTATTCCACTGCTGGAGTGATTTCGCCTTCTAGTACGCTTCCATCGTTACGAACTATCTTTAGTTTTGCCATGAGTTTGCCCCTTTGTTAGTTTTTTAGAATGTGCCAGTTGTGGCTACTGCAACTGTTGAGTTAGCAGTAAATGTGATCGACTGTGTGGACATATCGCCAACAGCACCATTGATGTCTGTTGTGTTGTTCACTAGAAGTGAGACTGTGTAGAGAGGGTTAGTCGCTGAGACTGCTGTTCCCTTTTCCTGTAGGAATACACATGTGACTGTTGTACCCCATGCAGCTTGTAGTGTTGCCAATACATTCGCTGATGCTGTGTCGTTTAAGAAGTCGATTGTTACAGATGATGCTTCCAAGCCCTTAACGAACTTGTGTGCTGTGTCACCCATTGCCGTTACTTCTAGCTCATCGAATGTGCGGTTAAGAGTAATAGATGTTACATGGTCAGAAAGATCAACAGTGTTAATCTTCACGCCAACTTTATTGTTTAGAAATACAGCCATGAGATTATTCCTCGTCTTTCTTAGTAGTTACTGGCTTTGGTGCTGGTGTGCTTACTTGCCCGATTTTCTTCAGGAAGTCAGCGTTTTCTTGTTCCCACTCGGACATGTTTAGCTCCAACTCGTTAGGATTGATACGGACATCTCGCAGCTGAGTAGGTCACCCGAAGCAGCGTTGAGAATACTTGGTGCGCTTATCGCGCTTACATTATAGGTCAAAGATGATGCTGCGAGCTTTGCGAACACGCCACAGACTGTGTCCTCGATGCCGTTAAGGTTTCCCTCATTGTCGAATAGTGGAACAGTCATAACAATCTTGAAGTTAGCCATTGGGCTAATTGAAATGTGCTGATTGTTGCTAGGTGTCAAGTAAGGATCATCTGGAGACACAATCACAGAATTAGCAAGGACTGTGGCAGGTGGGAATGCAAAAGTCTGCCACTTAGCGTTATCGACTAAAGCCGTTGCTAATGTAGTCCTGAGAGTAGTGACGGCAACAGGCATCAGCCCACCATAGAGTTAGGTGATAAGCAATGGGCAATCATGCCCCTGATCTTCGCCAGCAGTTGCGCGGACATCCGATAAGGGGATGGCTGGAAATCGACTGCGTTACTGCCTGAAAGAGTGGCTGTACGCGCTTGCCAGATTTCAACAGCTATCATCAAAGCTGCTTGTTGTACTGCTGTATCAGTTGCATAGTCTGTGACTGTTCCTGCAACAATTCCAAAAGGCTGGACGGCATGAGTGCCTTGATCTGCTCCAGTTGCAGCATATGAAAGTGAGCCTGAACCGATGGCAGTGATTGTCTTAGTGCCATTGTAAGGGCTTCCGTTTTTAGTAATGATTATGCTTTGTCCTACATAGAAATCTTTAGAAATCTCTTGACCAAAGTAAAGAGTTGCCACATTGTTTGTAAGGCTTTGATGCGTGTTGTAAAGCTCGTTCTGCCAAAGCATAGGCAGAAGGACTACATCTGTTGCATCACATACCTCTTGAAGGGTTGCATCTGGATACAAAGTACCGACTCCGAGTGTTGCACGGAGTTCTGCGACTGTTGTAAGTGCCATGATGATCCTTTCTTAAGACTCTGGGGAGTAGAGGGCTACTACTCCCCAGAGTGACTTAGTGAGTTTTTACTGCTTGTTGTTCTTGAATGCGCCAGCTGCAACCTTAGTTGCGATTGCACCGAATCCGTAGTAACCAACTGTTACTGATCCGTTAGCTGTTGATTCTGCACGCAAGCGGTATGTTGGTGACTCGTACCATGTGTATGCATCTGGGTTCACGATTAGGATAGTTCCATCGCCATCGCCAGCGTTTGTTGGATCAACATATAGGTTGAGTCCTGCAACATTACCTGTCAATGATGTTGGTGATACTTGACCGCCAGCGTTCATTGGCTGTGATGCTGTGTAAATTGGGCGACCTGCATCGTTTAGAGACATGATGTTAGACCATTGTCCTGTTGAGACAACCATGTTGCGAGCGAATGGGTTAGGTAGTCCTGCTGTTGCTGCATAAACTGATGCTGAACCGCGAGCAACAATTCCTAGCAATTCTGCTGCTGTTGGATATGTGACTGTGGTTGTGCCGTCTGCTGTTGCACCTGTGATGAGTGCTGCATTAACTGCTGCGTTTGTAGCCTTTGCGTAAGCTGCTGCCATGTTGCGGACTAGCTCATCAAAGAATGCTGGAGATGTACGATCTAGCAATTCAACAGAGAATGTCTGCTGTCCTGCATACTTCTTGACATCTACTGAAAGGAAAGCAGCGTTCTGATCTGTGTCTGAAAATGCTGCGTTCTCTGGCTCGATTTCAACAGTTGGAACTGCTGTGATCTTTGGAATCTCGAAAGTCATACCTGCATCTGGCAATACTCCACGAGAGATTGCATCGATTGAAGGACGGATTGTTGTTGATAGTGGGTTGATGATTTCTGACAACTGACGAGTTGGAACAAGTCCTGCGTTGTCTGTTGTGTCATCTGCTGCGCGTAGGTATTGACGAGCATTGTCGTCACCTAGTGCTGCACGAATTGTGTTTTCTGCGTACTTAGCTGCTGTTACTTCGATGCGTGGCTTTGTGAAGTATGCTGCTGAAACAGTTGGGCGAGCAGCTTCAACCGCTGGTGCTTCAACTGGTGTTGCTTCGACTGCTGGAGTGGTGTTTTCCACGGCTGTCTCGCTTTCTGTTGGTTGGGTGATTTCTTCTACAGCAGATTCTTCTGCTGCAATATCAGTAACTTGAGCCGACTTGAATGCTGGCTCTGTTACTAAACTTACTTCGACCAAGCGAGCAGCTGAAACATAAGTAACGCCATCCTTGATCTTTGACTTGAGGACTTCTGCCCCGATGCTTAAACCTGACTGCAATCCTTCTTCTGCAAGGATTAGGGCTTCTGTACCGCGCTGAGAGCGACTGATAGAGAATACTGCATCGATTGAGTTATCTGATTCGCTAAAAGAAACCATGCGACCTAATGGCTTCTTAGCATCATGCTGACTTAACAACTTGATTGCTTTAGGATCTTCGATAGCAATAGATCCAGAAGCAAAGATTACCTTGCCCATATTTGTAGATCCTGCTTCGACATTGAGAGGCACAATCTTGCCTGATACTGTGCGACTTGCTGAATCTGCTGTGAGATCAGCTGAGAAGGTGATTACTTGGTTCATTCTAGACCATTGCTTCCGTTAGGTGTTAGATCTGTCATTTCCATAGCCTGTTCCTGTGTGACCAGATTAAGGGCTAGGAGTTTTTCAATTACTGCGAGTTCTTGCAGTGGATCAGTGCGCAAGAAGTTCTTATCAATATCGAACTTAACTACATTGCCACGAGCAGTGATGTCATCCATTGACAAGCGATCTTCAATCGCAGTAATGAATGGCTGTAGAGATAGCGTTAAGAATTGCTTGCGTTCATCATTAACATTTTGATATGTATAACTTGAGTTCTGATCTGCTGACACATAGATCGCTGGCACATTGCATAAGCGCGCAATCTCAGTAGCGAGATTCTGGATAGCCTCGTTGTACATCATGTCTTTAGGAGAGAAGCCAACAGTCTTATAATCTAAAGTGCTTGTTAAATAAGCAGTAGAGTTGTTTTGACGAGCTCTTTTCCATGCCGCTAATAATCCTTGCACTTCTGCTGGTGGTAGGTCAGCACCTGAGTTCTGGATAAAGCCAGTGCTCATTGGAGTTGCTGCTGCAATCGCTGCTGACTTCTGGACATCAATAGCTGCGCGAATTGTCTGCACTCCAGTGTTAAGAATGCCATCGCCTAATGATTGGAAAGTGATTAAAGATCCCAAGCCGTCCATTGGCAAAGTAGTGCCATCGACTGCATAAGATCTAACAAAAGTATTTGTGCTATCGAGTGTTGCAGTTACTCGATGGTTAGCGATCCACTCAAAGCGAGAAGGGCGACCATCTTCAGAATAAACTTCGACCACTTTCCAGAAGGCTTGACCATAAAACAGAAGTGAATCAACAGTCCACGCAATAGTTACAGATCGTGGCTGTGAATATGAAGGCTGCTCTAACCATGCAGGTGAGCCAAGTTCTTCATTAGTAGATTTCTTATAAAGCTCTAAAGGAATTGCTCCGATAGTTCCACACAATAGATTGCGACAGCGCATAAGTGCTGGAACAGAGATCGCTTCGCTTCTGCCGATGAAGGCATATTGAAAGGGCATTGCATAAGGTGAGTACTCACCAAGCACCTGAGGTGCAGATTGAGCTTGTAATTGTGGCTTAGGTTCAAGCCCGAATGTCTGCAAGATTCTACCCATAGACAGAAACTATAGCATTTGTCAAGCAATTAGACAATGTGATATGGGTGTGTCTAAGTAAAAATTTGTGGTTTAGGTTGAGGGATCATTAACTTGCTGACGACCATAGCCAAGCCAATAGGGGCTGAGATATCTCCAGCACTCTTTCGCTTGATGATGCGCCATGCCGAATCATTGACTTTAGCTGCACAGTTATTCATCTGCTGAATGAACTCTGCTTGCCCATTATGAACTACTCGGTGATTGTTCAGTCCTTCTGCAAGGTCTCCACAGGCTTTGTAAAATTGCTGCCCTGAGACATCCTCGATCATGACACCTGCATTAGCCAAGCGATCTGCGATTGTCTGGGTGGCATACTTGTCAAAGCAGACTAGGCGAGGCTTATAAATGTCGCACCATGCCTTTATACTTGCTGCCATCTTTAGCTCATCAATAGCAACCTGAGAACTGTAAGTCTCTAGGATTCCAATGCCAATCCGCCCATCTGGGAGAAGTTGTCCTGCGACCAATGATCCGTTCCTGCGTGACGGACTGACATCGAAACCGAATACAGTATAAGCCCCAACGGACATTTCAAGCGTGCTATCGGATGTTTCCTCGAGGATTCCGTGTTGCCACGGTGACGATAAACTGTCTATCCACTGACAAAGTGTCTCCGTGCGCGTGTTTTCAATCGGTGAAGTAGCAATCGCTTCTTCAATCGCTTCTTCTGTGATGGTATATCCCAAAGAGGGGTTAGCCAAAGCCCATGCATTTCGATCGTCTATCTTGCAGTATTGCGGAGCTGAGTATTCATAAAATCCAAAAGATTTGGGTGGATAGTCGATAGCTCTTTCTCGTAGGTCGTTGAGTACAGTGCTGAAAGCGTCTCCTGCATTAGAGGTAAGAAGCGTTTGAGAGTTTGGGTGAGCTCTAGTTGTAGGAGTAGCAGCTCTAA